GTCTCATTTTGTCTTGATGCAAAGGAGAAAGGATTTGAGATTTGGTGTGATCCACGAATTCGTGTGGGTCATGAGAAGACTCGTGTTATTTGAGGTATAAGTTATGGCAATGATGAAAGGTGGGAATTATATTCCTGGAAAACCAAAAAAGACTCGTCAAGGGAGATCACAGAATACGTTGCTTTCTGCGACTTCTCGCAATAAGAAAAAAAAGCGTTATAGAGGTCAAGGTAAATAGGTGTAGTACACTATTGAAGTCATGACTGCACTTATATGTAACTTACCAGCAGTTGAAGTATGGGTAAGAAAAGAATATCTTACAGATCATCAAAGTGGTCATGGTGAGTTCGTGAAAGGCGTCTGGGTATCGGCAAAGTCGATACCTGGGCGCACTTTTTATTTTGAGACATATTTACCAGAATATGCTGCAATGTATGATAAACTACCTATCAGTGCGTTTCTCTCGTCTCCGGAGGTTCCAGACCCCGATCTGGACCTTCCTAACTTACAGTTCTGGAACTGTATGGACTATGGTGTAACTGCTATTCAGAAGCAATTTATTGGGAGTATGGATTATGAATTGTATACAAGAGACTTTGGAATTCAAAAAGGCACTTATATTTGTACATTAGACAATTATCATCAAGATCCTGATGTAGTTGATTATGCAACAAGTGAAAATCCAGCAGAACATAAGTCACATAACTTGATTGAGTTGAATAATGGTCAGTATGCACTGTATCCAAACAACAGAATGCGTATTTTTGACAATAGTTTGACTCCAGTTGAGCCAAAGATGCCTGATTTTAAGGTTTCGACGCAATATTATCAAGTTGAAAACGGTTTTGAGCGACTTGGAATGGGTCGTGAGGACGAATATTTTTGGAAAACTGCAAAAGAGCATAAAAATAACGAAAAAAACGAAGAAAATTCGGAAAAATGACGATTTTTTGATAAAAATGGCACATAAATAAGTTATAATCGCCGTATTTTCGTGCCTTTAGAAAGGGTAAGCCAAGGTTTTAAGGATATTAGCATGACATTTCAGAGAAATCCTCTGAATGATGACCTTATTCCACTTAAAAATGAGCAGGCAATTGCTCGCTCAGTTAAAAATATAGTATTTACGGTTCCTGGTGAGAAATTTTTTGATGAAGACTTTGGATCTAGAATCAGTGAGTCACTTTTTGAGAATATTGATGAATTTACTGCAAATATTATAAGTTCAGAGATAAGACAATCGATCATAAATTATGAACCAAGAGTTGATTTGAGATCTGTCGATCTGGATCCAGATTTTGACAACAATTCTTTTGATGTGAGAATCGTTTATGAGATCATCGGTGCAGATGTTCCTCCACAAGAATTACAATTTGTTTTGCAACAAACTAGGTAAAAATGCCACTAGCTAATTTCACTAACCTGGACTTTGCTCAGGTTAAAACAACTCTCAGAGAATATCTAAAACAAAATTCTAGTTTTACTGACTATGATTTTGAAGGATCTAACTTATCCTCTATTCTTGATGTTCTGGCATACAATACCTACATTACCTCATACAACGCGAATATGGTCGCAAATGAGGTTTTCATTGATAGTGCAACATTAAGAGAAAATGTTGTCTCATTGGCAAGAAATATTGGATATTTACCAAAGTCAAGAACAGCAGCAAGAGCAATTATATCATTTCAGGTGTTTACTACAAATGTAACACCAAAACCATCTACAATCACACTTAAGAAGGGACCAGTGGTCACATCTTCTGGTGCATTTGGTAATCAATCATATGTTTTCTCAATACTTGAAGATATTACAGTTCCAGTAGTTGATGATATTGCTGATTTTAGAAATATTTCAGTTTTTGAGGGAACTTTACTCACTGCAAACTTTACTGAAAACTCAAGAAATCCAAATCAGAAGTTTATTTTAGATAATGTTGGTGTTGATACTGATTTATTATCAGTTACGGTCAAACCAAACGAATCATCAAGTAGAAGTGTAAAATACTCTCGTCAAGATAGTCTTTTTGAAGTCAAATCAGATTCAAAGGTTTATTTTCTTCAAGAAGTTGATGAAGAAAGATATCAAATTATCTTTGGTGATGGTATTTTTGGACATAAACTGGATGATAACAATTTTATCACGGTTGATTATATAATTTCAAATGGTGACTCAGCAAATGGTGTGGGAACATTCTCATTTGCTGGTAGACTCATCTATAATAGAAACGCAATAGAATATAATGTAACAACTGGCATATCTTTAGTAACTACAGGTCTTCCTGCGAGTGGTGGAGCACCAATTGAAGGTGTTGAATCAATCAAGCAATATGCTCCAAGAATTTATGCTTCTCAAAATAGAGCATTAACTGCAAATGATTATGAAACTTTGATTCCTGCAAGAATATATCCAGAAACAGAATCAATCTCAGTATTTGGTGGAGAAGAATTGATTCCACCACAATATGGTAAGGTTTTTATCAGCATCAAACCAAAATTTGGAGATTTTCTTCCAAATTTGATTAAGGAAAATATCAAACTTAAACTCAAACAATTTGCAGTTGCTGGAATTGTTCCAGAGATTTTAGACTTGAAATATCTTTATATTGAAGTCAACTCAAAAGTATATTATAACTCAAATCTCGCACCATCAGCAAGTTTAGTGTCTTCAGTCGTTGTAAATAATGTTACAAAATATGCCGAATCCTCCGAATTGAATAGATATGGAGCAAGACTGAAGTACAGTAAATTACTGAAGATTATTGATGATAGTCATGAGGCAGTAACCTCAAATATTACCACTATCAGTATGAGAAGAGATTTGAGAGTTCTTCTCAATCAGTTTGCAGAATATCAGATTGGTTTTGGTAATCAAATCTATATCAAACGTTTGACTGGATATAATATTAAGTCTTCTGCCTTTTTGATTTCTGGTATTCAACAACCAGTTTATCTTTCCGATGTTCCCGATACAAATAGGGCAACTGGATCACTCTTCTTCTTTACTCTACCTTCAACAGGATCGCAATCACCAACTGTTGTAAAGAGAAATGTTGGAAGGATTGATTATATCAATGGAATCATTACATTGAATCCTGTCATTATTACTGCTGCAAAAGTCAAAGATGGTATTCAAACATTAGAGATTCAAGCAACTCCTACTTCAAATGATGTAGTCGGATTACAGGATCTTTATTTGCAACTAGATATTAGTAATAGTGTTTTCGAGACTGTCGTTGATGAGATTTCATCAGGACTTGATCCATCAGCATCAAGTTATATTGTATCTTCAAGTTATCCAAATGGCAACTTAGTTCGTTCTGGAGGACCAACACTAACCAATACAACTGGGTCATCAGTTACCCCTGCAACAAATACAACCACAACTGCAGGAACCTCAGTGGTTTCTTCAGCAGGAGCATCAAATTTAGGCACAACCTCATACTAAGACGATAAAATCATAACATGTCAGAAAATAGAGTTCAATTCAATACTATCGTTGCAAGTCAACTTCCAAATTATGTAAGGGAGGACTTTCCGCTTGTAGAAAGTTTTCTTAAATCATATTATCTTGGGCAAGAGTATCAGGGTGGACCTATTGACCTAATTGAAAATATTGATCGATACATTAAACTTGACAATAATACAAATCTTTCAGAATCTGTTGTACTGTCTGGAGATATTGACTTTTTTGAAGATACTATCAATATTGATTCAACCGAATCTCCTACAGGAACTTCTGGATTTCCAGATTCGTATGGACTTTTAAAGATTGATGACGAAATCATCACTTATACTGGAAAAACTGAGTTTTCTTTTACTGGTTGTGTAAGAGGGTTTGTTGGTATTACTTCATATAGAAGTGAACTCAATAAAGAAGAAGTTGTATTTGAATCATCAGCAGCTGATGACCATAAAGATCAATCAATTATAACAAATCTAAGTTGTCTTTTCTTAGAAGAATTTCTAAGAAAAGCAAAGTATCAGTTGCTTCCTGGATTTTCGGATAGGGAGTTAACACC